CTTCATTGCGCCGCCTACCAGGCCGCCAATGCTTTCGGGATCTGGTTTTTTCGGCTTATCCGGTCCGGGCGTATCGCCACCCGACCCGCCTTGGCCGTCGCCTGTGCCGTTCATAAGCTCGCTGAACTGGCCGGAGCCGGCAAACAGAGCATTTAGTTGGACTTCCATGGCGTCTCGCCGCTCCATATCCTCTGGCGACACCGCTCCGTATTCGGCACTGTCGTCGATAGCCTTGATTCGATCCGTGAGCGATTTGGCGTATGCCTTCTGACGGTTGGTCAGCGTCATATCCCTGCCGCCTGAGGTCGAATATTTGTCCAGTTTGTTGCTGCCCACTTCGCGCTGACCAGTGACGTTGCCGTTTTCGTCCGTCACGTCTATGTAACGCCTCTGGCTCAAATCATCGGTTAGCCTTATGCGGTTGATAGCGTCTTGGTTGGATGACTTTTGCTGCTCCATGGTCATGCCATGACGCTGTTCGTTCTCTTCACGATTCAGGCCGCTTCGATTTTCATCCTGTTTCATGGCCTCTTCGGTTCGGGTGCCCTCCAGTATTTGCTGCCGCTTCAGCTTGGCTTCCTCCCGCAACTTGTTGCCCATGCCGGTAGCGGCACCACCTGTTGCGCCTAGCAGCGCCTGTGCAATGAATCCGCTCATGCCATAGCCTCTTGTAGGGGTTGACCTTGCGCCTGCTGTGGCGGCTCTTGTGGTGCTTGCTGGCCTTGCGCTGATTGGCCTTGTGACGCCCCGGCCATTTCTTCAACCTGATCAATCATCGCCACATACGCCTGCCGGTCGTCGTCGGTTAATGCTTCTTCCCCGGCCTCGGTAGCGAACAGGGTAATCGCTTCAAAGAACGCATCTTCCGTGGCTTCCTTTTCTTGAGCTTGGTCCAGCAATCCGGCTGACTGGGCCGCCTCACTCATGGCGGCGGCAAGCTCTATGCCGGCCTTAAAAATAATATCAGGCGGCAACTTCTGTCCTGCCAGTCGTGCGCTTTGCTCTACCGTGACCAGTAGCCGGGCCATTAATCGGGCCATGCCCGCACTGGGGGTCGCAGCGCTCTGGATCATGGTCGCCAGTGACTTCTGGCCCTGCTCGTCGTACAGGAAATTAAGCATCTGCCCCGTAGCAATATTATACGCCTCTTTTGGGTCCGACTGCTCTTTCTGTGCCGGTTGCTGTGGATTTTGAGCAACATTCTGCTGCGGTTGTGCCTGAGCCTGCGAAATTATGCCAGCCATGGTTTACCTCAAAGGTTTTGTGAGAGTGACATCAGGCCGCCAGAGTAAGCGCCCATATCAATAGTGGGGGACTCGAAAGATCGTGCCGGGGAGAAGGCTTGACGGGCTCTCTGTGGGGCTGTCGATGGTGCTGTAGTGGTAGGTGATGCGCTGCCTTTGCCGGAAGGATTGTTTGGGCCGGATGGGCCAGGGTCATCCATGCCGATGGCGGATGACAGCTCGCCAATATTGCTGGTCCTGTTCATATTAACGGCGTTATTTACCTGGGCCGTGGCAAAGCCTAATCCCGGTACAGGAGAGAGAGATGCGCCAAACTGTGCGGCGTCCTGCACCGTATTGTTCTGCATTCGCGCCTCAGCTCTCGCGGCACCGTATTTCGACTCGGGGTTATCCGCGACCATTCCTGATTTTACAGCAGAGCCCACAGCTTTTGAGGCCGTAGATCCGACACCCGGCGCGCTGATCCCAAGGGCTGCGCCAAGTTGGCCGAGCCCCGACGCCAATGATCCGCCCATCACCCCCATTAACCCCGGCTGGCGCCCTGAACCATACCAACTGCCATGTCCATATCTTTCGGTGACATGGATTCAGTTTTGGCCTTGCTAATGAGCGAGTCAGTCAGGCTATACGCTGCACCAATGCCGTTTCGCTTCGCCGACTCGTTTGAGTGCCGGCTCATAGCGCCTCGTGCGCGTGATGATGACGTGGTGCCTTTGGCGTGACGGCCCACCCTGCCGGGGTTATCTGGCGCCCCTGGCGTATTGTTGCCGCGCCCTGATCCGGTTGCTGTACCTCCGTCCCGGCCCATGGTAGAGCCACGCTTGCCGTCTGGTGCATTCGGTGAGCCTGGGGTGTCACGACCGCCGTTGTTTGAGGTATTACCGCGGGCATCACGGCCTGGTGTGTTATTGCCGCGGCCACCGCCTGAGCTTCCACCAGAGTTACCAGAAGATCCACCACCACTGTTGCCGGATGGACCAACGCCTTTTCCGTCTGCCTGTCCCATGAGTAACCCCTATCGCTTGGCTTGAGAAATCAGACCGCCGCCCATAAGACCGTCACCTGACAGATTGGACCAGTCGTAATCGGCCTTGTTGATGGTCGGCGCCTTGGTCAGTTCCATCTTGCGGTTCCAGGCCTTGTCTTCGCGGCGAGTGTCATACTCCTGCTGATCTTTCTGTAGCAGATAATTGCCACCGGCCACGGCCGCACCAGCCACGGCATCGGCAGCCCATTCGTTATCTTTGAGATAGATAAAGGCGTTACTTGCGTACCCGGACAGCGCTTCGCCCACACTTGAGAAATCAATCATATCGTCACCTTTTTGCGGTTAAGGGGCTGCTGCGCCGGGGTTGGTCCAGTTCTGCTGCCACATCGGCATTTTCGAGAACAGTTCACTGATTGCGGCCATATCCGCATCGCGCATTTGGATCTGGTTAGCGATGAGTTTGGTTTTTTCAGCGGCCGGTATGTTCGCGTTGGCCTGAATTTCGGAAATATTGATCTGGCTTTCACTGGCCAGGCCGGTCATGGAGTCCAAGAACTGGCCGCGCAGGTTGGCGAAGGTTTTCTGGTCAATCAGCCCCTGCTCTTGCGCAAAGCCTAAATCCGCCATGGTCTTCTGGTGAGCCTGATTCTGCTCTTGCGACCACTGGTCCTGCATCATGCTGTTGGATTGCGAACTGTTGAACTGGCTGTTCTGCTGCTCTTGCCCCGCATTGAACTGGCCCGCCTGGTTCTCGCTGGCCATGTTCGTCTGTGTCATCTGCTGATCTTGGCCGGCGTTGAACTGACCGGCCTGATTCTGTGCAGCCTGATTGGTGCGCTCGCGCATATCAAACGTGCCGGCGTCCTGGCTGGCAATCGGCAAGGCGGATTCGATGTTGGCTTTTTGCGCAGCACCGACGGCCATGGAACTGTTGAGCAAACCCCGCTTGTTGGATATTTCATTGGCCTTACTTTCCGCAGCCTTCATGTACTGGGAGCCCTGACTGAGCAAGCCCTCCATGCGCCCCTGCACGGTGGCGTTGTTACTGACCTGGCTGGTTGTCGGGGTGTAATTGCTCGACTGGCCTTGTGCGGCCTCGTAATCGCCAGCTTGCGACTCTTTAGCGACGGGCTTCATTGCGTTCGTGGTGGTAGCCATTAAAGCCTCCAGAGGTGTTTGTTGCCCGCACGATAGCGGTTAATGACTTCCGAAATTGCACCCTTGCCCTCGTCGTGCTGGATTGCGTTAACGCAGTGGTCGGACTCGTTGAACAGAACCTTGAACACGGCATCAATCACACGGCTAAGGAAGGTATGCGCCGGCTGGCCTTTCAGTTTCCCTTTGCCCATGCGTGAGCTGAGGGTTTCTCCGGGATCACCACCGATGACGGTATTCAAAAACGTATCACCGGCAACGAGTAAGTTGAACACGTAGGCGCGAAGCAGTAGCCAGGCAAACTTCAGCCGGCGATAGATCCGCACATAAAAAAAGCGCCAGGCAGCGCTTCGATGGGTGTCATTGCTCATAGGGGTCACTCCGGCCAGTTCAGGGTAATGTCGTAAGCCACCACGTCAGAAAGGGTGAACAGTGCAGACAGAGCGTCCTTGTGTGCCCAAGCCGCTCCGTACAGGCCACTGATAAAGCTGGAGGCTGTTAGCCCCATGGCCACTACTTGCGGGCCTGTGAGCGCGTGAGTCACGTCCTCGGTGTCGCGGAAATTCAAGGTTGTTGTGGTATCACCTGAGCCAATAAGCGCTTGACCGGCTACCACCACGCCCAGAATATTAGTGATGTCGGTCTGGTTGCGCATCTGGACTGTGCCGGGGCCGTTCGGGAACTCGTAAGGCACGCCGCCTGCAATCTTGGCGTTGCGCAATTCGTCAATCTCGGCCTTGCGCCGGGTCATGGCTTCGCTGAGAGTTTCAGGGGTTTCGGGCGTATCTCTTTGCGCGGCCGCACGGAAAAATAGCAGGTTAACAATCGTCGGATCAAACACCCGCACCCGGCCATCGAACGGCGTTTTCTCAATCCATAGGCCGTCATTGTCTTCGCCCACGTAGGTTATTTTGCGAGCCACTAAATCAGCGCAACTCACGGTGTAGCTTTCATCATCGGCCAGATGCACAAGGTTCTGCTCGGGGATAATCTGTCTCATGGTATCTCCTAGAGCCGCATGATGAGGGCGAGAGCGTAATAAGGGGGCAGGTTCTTGCCGGTGCCGGACTCGCCGGCAGCGTTTACGGTTATACCGTGGTTGTGGTTGCCTGCGGCGTTGATGGAAAGGCTGTGGGAGTGGTTGCCGGCGGCGTCGGTAGTCATTGTTCCGCCGCCTCCGCCGCCAGGTGCCGGATAACTACCGAGCTCGTTAACATTTCGGCCCAATTGATCTGTATGCGCATGATTGCCCGCCGTGTTTGTGCTGCCGCTGTGCGCGTGATTGCCGTTAAAGTCAGCGCTCGCGCCATGGTTATGGCTCACTACTACCGCGTTTGCACTGCCTCCGGTTGCGCCGACGGCGTAGGTGCCACCCGCAGCAATGACAAACTTACCTCTAAGGTCTGGCGTCCCGTTTGCGCCGTTACACAAGGCCCAGCCTGCGGGAATGCTGGCCTCGCTACCAGACCACATGACAATCACACCTGTCGGTATGGCTTTACCGACGCTTGCGCTCAGCCCTGCGGGCGTGACGGCCTTTTCAATGTCCGTTCCGGCCAAGGCCTGGGCTACGGAGGCGAGTCGAATGGAGCCCCTCTCTGCCTCTGAAGCATTGGTAATGGTGAGCGCCCTGCCCAACACATCACCGGGAATCTTGCCACTGGCGTCGCGCTTCGGCACCTGGTTCGCACCGGTTCCGACAGTTTCAACGGCAGCGGTGCCAAGGCCAAGGTTTGTCCGGGCGCTTGCAGCGCTGGAAAGGTCTGAAAGGTTATTGGTTTTCTGCGCGTAAACCGCGGATAGCCGGATAATCTGATACGTTTGATTCGCGCTGATGGCCAACTCGTCGCCTTTACTGACAACGCCAGCCGGCAACGTGCCGCCCTCAGAGATAAGCCAGTATTTGCCGGCATCTTCAGTGACCGGTGAAGCAATGGGGTAGGTGCCGCCAGATGCGTCGTAAATGCCTTGATAGGCGCGAGCGCCGGACGTGATTTCTGCTGCTTTACTGGCCCAATGCCGCGCCGAAAACTGACCGGTTACAACTTCTACATCGATGCTTTCTGTAGCCCACTTTTGCGCCAATGTTTCGCTATCACTTGCATTGGTGGCTGAGTCTTCAGCCGATTGCGCATCCTGCCCGGTCTGCACTCGGTCTGCGGCGGTGGCTATGGCGTCTGCTTCTGTGCTTTGTGCGCTGCTGGCTGCGTTCGTCGCTGAACTTCCAGCCGCTGTCTCAAGCACTTTAAGCTGCCCAAGATTGGCCGCCTGGTTGTCATCCACAGCCGGCGCCACGGTAAACGGTTCGGCAAAGCCCTCACCGTCCGGCCGAGGCTTGGGTAGCAGGCCAAAGCCAGCGACAACGGCGCTTAACTCGGCCTCCACGTCCTCGGCCCGAGCCACCTGGCCGGGAAGCAATGTATTGCTGTACGTGTAGTAATCATTGCTCATCGGGAAAGTCTCCGGTTGGTGTAATGGACGGTGACGTTTTGAACGGTGAACGGGGCAACCTGCCCTTTGTGATAAAACAGCAGCGCCATGTTTTCACCGGAACCACCAATATCCGCCTGAGCCTTGCCGACAACGGGTGAAGACCATGAAAATTCGTTCCAATCGTCTAGCCCCCATTGGCCGCCACGCGCAAGCACGGCCTCTGTCCGCGCCACAGATGGCGCAACGTCTGTGCCGCCGTAGTTAAATTCAGGTTTCATCTTCAGGATTAGGGCGTCTGGCGTTTCGATGCTCGCCATGGCGCGGCGGAATTGCTTGTGGTAACTCGGGGACTTGTAATGGTAAAACGGGATCTTGAAATAGGATTCAATGTCGGCGCCGTCAAAGCTCTTGCCTTTGTCCAGCTCGTACACCATGCCGTCTATGGAGCCTGCAAAAATGCGCTCATCGCCCTGAGTATCCTCTTCGGACACAACGCTGGAGAATCGAACAGGGTAGGCACTCAAGCTAAAGCCCTCCACTCCCTGGCTGCTGAGCGTGAGCGTGAGCACTTCGGTGCCGCTTGGGCTTTCCAGTAAAAGCCGGTATTGGTTGCTGCCTCGGGAGATGGTGGAGCCGATAACCTGGTCCTTGCGTGAGCCAAGGTAGTTCTTCACAGCCTCGTCAATAGTCGCTGACTGGAAGTTGCCGAATTTGTCCGTTTGAGCCAGTGAGGTTAAGCCACGGTCATCCAGGTAAATGGTGTCGCCCACTTCCTGAATCGTCCATTCAATGGCGCCCGACTTCTCGGATTGCTCGCGCAGGTCTTGGGATTGAAAGTCCGCGGTGGTGGAGCCGTACAGAATGGATACCCGGTTGCGCATGAACACGGCAAGCGCGCCGCCTACAGCACCCTGCAGCCCTGTAATGTCGTCGCCTGTCGCAATCAAGACGGCCGAACTGGTAGCGGTGTCGTAATCAGCAGGATCACCCGGCGCAGACAGCACCATCTGGCCCAATGGGAAGGCTAAGCTGGCGCGGTTCTTGAAAATAAACAGATGCTTTGGTTTGCTGTCGAATCCAGCCACAGGAAGTTGCACGAAATCGGTGCCATCGAACGAGAAGAAATCATTCTTGCCGTCCACGCCGTACATTTTTTCGGTGTAAGACGCGCCGCTGAAGTTGAAATTCTTGAACTCAAATCGTCCACCTGGCTCAAGCGTCTCACCGGTTGTAACTTCGGTCCAGCCACCCCCGCCAGACTTGTACATCTTGGCCTCGGTCGCGTCCTCATTGTTGCGGAAAGCGTAGGTTACGCCCTTGTAAAGCCATAATCCCAGTATTGGACCTGAGCCTGGCACGGCCGCAATGTTATCTCGCGCCGTTAGTGGGTCTTCCGCCAGTGACGGGGCAATCTGCCCATCAAAGCGCTCATAACCACCAATCCGCCGGTAGCCACCGCCTATTTTGCATTCAAAGTTTTTGCACAGAATCAGCGCGCCGGCAGGAATGACCAGCGGATCAGACTCAATGTCCAGCCCGCCACGGAAGGTAAAGGTTCGAGTTTGGGTCATGCAAGGGGCTCCGGGTTGGTCACTTTCGGCAACTCTTGCTCCACCATTTCATTGAGAATGCGCGCCTCGCCTGAGCGGGCCGCCTGAAGCACCTCGGGGGCGTTTTCGTACAGCGCGTAAAAGAGCATGGCCCGATAGACAATAACCATGTGGTAGCGCTCAGGGAGCCTTGGTACGTCGCTGCTTTCGACCAAGACTTGCGGTGTGCGCCAATATTCAAACGTAATCAGCCCGTCCTGTCGCGGTGCAGCGTCCAAGATCAGAGTTCCGTCTGGCTTTTGGGCAATAAAGCTCGGATAGTCTGCGCCAGCGTCCTCTTGGTAGTGCTGGCGAAAATCGCTCCAACTAAGAACATGCAATGCCTTGCCGTCAATTTTGAGGGTGAAGGCATCCCACACGCTAAGGTCTGACGGTGGCTGGCATTCCCTGAATCCAACGAGAGTGCCCACGCTTGCCTCGGCCCACTCAAAGCGCCAATGGCGGCTCAGCTGTATCTCCCGCCACGCCTGCTGTATCCAACTTACAAGGCGAGCGTACTCACCGCTCTGGTCCATGACAGTGACCGGCCCTGACCCAGAAGCCCCCACCGACTGGCGAAACTGCTTGCACAGCTCAAGGAAGGTCATCGGTTAAGCCTCGCCAGTAACTTCACGCAGGATTTGAAACGGATAACTCTGGACTTCCGTCATATTCATCTCTGAGTCGTAATGTCGCTGAACGGCAGATTCCAGTACGCCAACAATCGACTTCGACACAATGACCTTTTCGCCGCGCTTGATAACGAAGCTCCTGCCATTGACGCCGCCTTGAACTGGCTGTTTATCCTGCTCATGGGTTGAAATGATGATCTCGAACTGCCGCTCTTTGGCGTTGCCGGTAACAACGGGTGCTGACTTTGACAAAGGCACAGCCTCGTCGCCCAGGGCTGCGTTGATTTTCTTGCGCAAGTTCTCAGTGCCGATTTTTTCTGGATAGTCCAGCCCAAGGGTTTGGGCCATATCTGCCAACTCTTCACGGCTCATGGCCTGCGTATTGATGTCGCTCATAACGGTGTTCCTTTAACCAAATAAAGAAAACCCCGGCACGAGGCCGGGGCTGTTGGGGTTGCTGGCTTACAGGGCAGAGGCCGCAGTTTCGATCCTAGCCTGCCATCCTTCGTTAAGAACCTTCGCCACGTAGTAGGCTTTCCAGCCCACCGAGCCGCGTTGGCCCAGCTGGTCACCACCGCGAGGCGTGTTGGGGTTCAGTACCATCGGCGTGATCGCACCGGCGCCCTTGAGCGGGATCAGGCCGTAAGCCTCTTTACCAACAATGACGATGGGGTACACGTCGGCATTAGTGCCGTCGGTTGAGATCACGTCGTTGGTGGCTGCGAGGTCGCCCGCACTGGCAAAGCTGTCCAGCACCGGGCTCAGGCAGTAACGCACGTCCTCCACCTTGCCGATTTCATACGGCAGCTGACTCATGGAGCCGTAAAGCTCGGTGGGGGTGAAGCCTTTGATGTCCCGAATGTCCGCTTCCAGGTCTGTGTGCGCAAACGCAATGAACGCCGCATCCACAGGCTCGGTTGCGTAGTTCGGAGAGCCACCAACCATGCTGGTGATCTTCTTAGCACGATTGCCCTTGAGAGAGCGCGTAACAGCACGTTGCTTGTCCAGGCTGTAGACGGAGTTGACCTCGCTGCGCTGGGTGCCATTGGCGAAGAGCACGTTGGTACCCGCACGAATGGCGCCCCAGGTCTGATACTCGATGGTTTCTGCCGCTTGTTCACCGCACAGCATCGACGCATCGGAAAGAACGGGGTCTTCGGCCAGGTCTTGGATTACGTCGGTGATCTCGGTCCAGGCGCCCCACTGCTTGATCTGAACGGTCACGTCTTCGTAAGCCATCTGCTGCGAAGACGGTGTAACACCCTCGCTCATGGCCACAGTGACGTTCGCGAACGGTACGGGCCGACGGAATTTGACGGTGTCCGCTTTGTTCTTGGGCAAGGGCTTGGACTGGCCGAACTTGGACAGAACAAGAATGGGCTCTGCGTGAGAGAGCATTTCGGTAGCTGCGTATGCTGCAGTACGCTGGGAAATATCGCCGTAGCTAGTGATAGTCATGATAATTAACTCCAATCAAATTTTTGAGTTACCGCGCTTTCTTTTTCGCGGCGTAGTGTTCAAAGGCCGCGTCAAACTCTTCTGGGGCTCCACCGCGTGTCGCCGCGCCACGGCGGCTGACGGTCTGGGCGTTTTCCAGTCGGGCTTTTCGCTTGTCGTGCTTTGGGGCACGGCTGTTTTCATCGCCCGCTCCAGACGTTCCCTTGTAGAAATCCAGTAACGCGGACGCATCGTCGGCGCTTTCAGACCCTGCTAAGGCTTGAATGGTGGGGTTCTGAGTTTTGAGCCATGTATCAAATTCGGGCGCATTGACCACTTCTCGCCAATCGGTATGTCGGCTATCTAGGCGGACGTACTCTGACTGAAGTTGCTGCTGATGGGCCTGCTCTTGCATGGGCTGCACAGTTGATCGCAGTTCTGCGACTTCCTGTTGTAATTGCGCCTGCTTTGCCTGGTCTGCTTTGAGACGAGACTCGAAGGCGCGGGCCATATCGGGGAAGTCCTCTTTAAACTCCTTCCAGTCATCAACTCCCATGGAGTCCGCCATACCCTGGCGCTGCTGGTCGTCGTCTTGAGTCTCTCCGTTCTGGTTGGTGGCTTTGGCAGCTTCAAGCTCTTTCGCTTTACGCTGGTGCTCGTTGATCTGCCGTTGATAGGCGCCCAGGCGTCCGCGCTGTGAGGCGTCGGAGTGGCGAAGGCGCTCGTTTTCGGTTTCAAGGGTTTTCAGTTTTTGGGACAGATCGTCAGGTTGATCGCCTTCTTCCGCGTCGTCGTCAGGTTCCGCGTTGCGGTCGTATTCGTCGCGCTCATCGGCAGGCGTTGATGATTTTGAATATTCCTCAAAGGCGCTTTCAAAATCCTGATCTTCGCTGGCGATGGAGTCATCATCCTGCGGCTTGTTTAGCGGCTGGTCTGTCATAGCGGTTCTCCCGAACGGCTGGGGTTAGTAACTTGGATTCGGCTGGTTGCCCGGCTCCAGTTCTTCGCTCGCGTGTGCGAGTAAATCGTCAATCACGCGGATTTCGCCGCGCAATTTGTCGTTTTTGGTTGAGCCATTAATCAGGGACAGGACGCTGTTTTCACGGCGTTCCTGCAGCCACTGCTCAATGTCTCGCCATGTGTCGGCGTGCTTATCAATGGCCATCAGTAGCTATCCCAGCCATTGGCCATATTCTCCTGCCTTGCCAGGCGGTCGTTCTGGCGCTCACTGAGCTCGGCGGCCTTTTGATCGCGGTCCGCCTGGATCTTGGCAGCGGTTTCGCGCATTTTTACCTCCAAACTCTGGCTTTCAAGGCCTACTTTGGCCTCCAGTTGCGCCATGGTGATGCCTTCTTTCAGCGCGAGCCCTGCGCGCTGGTACTCTTGCTCACTCTGCAGCTGGGCAGCTTTGTATTCCCGCTCCCACTCCTTTTGGTCCACGTCAGACTGCAATCGCTGTGTGGCGAGTTGGTGCCCTGCTTTCTTGATCTCCATCTCAAGCATGGCCATTTGATCTTCGGGGCTCGGCTCGTCGCCCTGCTCGGCTTTCCGCGTTTTCATTTCTTCGTCGGTGTACGTGACGGTATCGACCTGCACCTGCATCGTGCGCAGGATCTCGCGGTATAGCCCGGCCCAGTTGGTCAGCTCGGCGAAGATGGGGTTCTGTGCAGCGACCTGGGACAGCATCATCAGCTTTTCCTGCTGCTCTTCACGGGCAATCAACACAGATGTGCCGCGGGCAACGATGTCGAAGTCGCCTTTTATCTCCGGGCGGTCGGTGTACATCATGTGGTAGTCGTAGAAGCGGCGAACAGTAGGCGCTGTAACGCCGTCGTCGAAGTTCTTGACCGCGGACCGCAGCACGATGTTGGAGTTGTTCATCAGCATCTGCATGCCGCCGAAGGTCTTTCCGCCTGCACCGGAGCTCATGCCCTCACCCTGCAGCAAAATCGGCAGGTTGGTTTCGGTGTCGGCCAACTTCTGGGCGGCTTCAAAGATTGCGAACAGTCCGGCCTGGTTGTTTTGTATCTGGTAGGACTGGAAGGCGTCGCCCACAGGCTCGTCGCCGGTGTCGAGCCACACCTTGTTGGGCCGGATCGCCCAGTTTCCGTCTTGTGGCACAACCGCGCGCTTTTTCATCACGATTTGCGGGCCTGCTGACACCGCGGCGTTGTCCATCATCATGCGCCACGAGGCGTTGACCACTTTTTGCGGCTGGCGCATCAGATACGGGATACCAAAGCCGAAGATGCTGGAGTCATCTTTTTCCCAGTTGAATACGCTGTACGGTAAGTCGCCGGATTCCAGCGGGTTGATAGCGGCTTTAATGACGTGGCCGCCGACCATTAGCACGCAGCCGGTGTATTCAACCAGCACGTCATCGTCGATGTCTTCGCAGCCACACGCCTTCAGTTCATCCTTGTCCAGCGGCCCCCAGTATTCCCACAGCTCGTACTTTTTGCCGTTGGTGACCGTATCCACACCTGTGATAGCGCGCAGCTCCTGGCGGCGGTCCTGTGCGATCTGATGGCCGCCATCGTCTTCCAGAGCTCGGCGCAGCTGGCCTTTAATGACGCCCGGCAA